ATGCGCAATGAGAAATGCCGGTTGCCGTATGCGGGCGGCGCGACGCGCCTGAATGCCGAGGACATAGTTCTGCGGCTGGAGGCGGCCGGCGCCACGCTTCTGGCGATGCCGGGCACCGGGTATTCGACGCGGATGCGGCAGATGCGATTCGACATCGTTCACACCGCGTTAGAAGCCTATGGTTGGGCGGCGGAACCGGTGCGGGCGCCGGCGCCGGATGCGGCCGCGATCACCGCGATGGACGAGGCGTTCCAATGGCTTGGGCTGATCCCGCAACCGAAATATGTGTTGCGGCGTATTCTAGGCGCGCGGGCGCTGGTGCATCCCTTGACCGGCCGGCATCTTTTCCCCTGGCGGCGGCTGGGCGCGGTTTTGGGGGCAGATCATAAATCGGTGCAGCGTTGGCACGGCGAGGGGATCGGCTTGCTGGAGCGGGGGCTGCGGTCACGCGACGCCGTAGCGATGGCGCGGTGACGTCTCACATGTTGACACGCCGGCTAAGACTGGTTTGTTCCTGAGTGTGACATTTTTGCTATTTGCAACAACCTATCCTTTTGTTACAAAAAATGGAAATATTTTCAGCTTTTTGCTACTTTAAGGTGTCTGTGTGGCCGAATGCGCTGCCTCGTCGCTCTATTATTGTCCGGTCTGGCAGCGTCTTGCCCGTCGCTAGCCCGCGCGGCTGACCCGTCGATCGCCGCGGCCGAGACCTCGGTGCGGCTGGGGGTGACGGCCGGGTATGGCAATTTTGAAGACAATGCGGTGCCGCGGGACAACCAGGCGGGCGGGCTGTTCGGTGTGACCGCGGGTGTCAGCGCGCTGACGACCTCTGTTCTGCCAAGCACGATCTGGCCGGATCTGTACACCGAGGTTGGGTACGATTTTTCGGCGGCCCCGCTTGATCATTCCTATAACGGTCAATCATCGCAAGGCGCGGATGCCGCGTATTACAACACCGTGATCGTGCGGCTGGGCGCCGGCACGCCGATCGGCGGCGGCCAGGAATTGATCCCTTACATTGCCGGTGGCTATCAAACCTGGTCCCGGCATGAAAGCGGACCGATGGGGGGCCGCGACTACGACCTGGCGGAACTGGCCGGCGGCGGCTTGCGGCTGGATGTGACCGCCAGTCCCGCTTTGGTCTTGAGCATCGCGGCGGAAGGATTCGCGGTCATCGGATCGGGCTCAGCGCCGTCGGAGAATTTTAACGCGCGGTTCGGCACCACGACCGAAGAGCGCGTGTCGCTGGATGCGGATTACCGGTTGAGCCGGACCTGGCATGTTTTTGCGGGCGTCGGGGTCACGCATTACGACGACGCCGCATCGCAGCCCGGCGGGGCGAGGGCGCTGTCGCCGTTCAGTTCGACGCTGCAGGTCAATTCGATGTTTGGGCTCGCCTATGGGTTCTAGACGGTGATGAAACCGCAATAAGCAAGCGGTTCTTTTTTGAAAAAAGAACCAAAAACGTTTGCCAACGATGCCGTGCTGGGGACGCGCCCGTAGCCCAGACTAACAAAAGTTTTTTGCTTCTTTTTTTAAAAAAAAGAAGCGCTTACTTCCTTCTTACATAACCTGAAATGCACCGATTATTTTATTTATCCTGACTACTAGTTATTTTCTCTTGCACAGTTTCCCCAGTTTGGACTATATGTTTCGGCACACTGGTTCTTCCCACGCGCATAGCGAGTTTGCTTCATCATCCTGCCGGCGCAACCTGGATTATTGGGGTTCGCCGAGGATGTGTTGCGGGCCTATTTGCAAACGCCGGCGCGGCACCATCGGCTTCTCATTGAGCGGCTCGAGGATGTCGCGGCGGGGCGCTGCGACCGGCTGATGGTGCAGATGCCGCCCGGGTCGGCGAAGTCGACATATGGCTCGGTTCTGTTTCCGGCGTATTTTTTCGGCCGGCATCCGGGCAGCCAGATTATCGCGACGGCGCATACGGCGTCGCTGGCGAATCATTTTGGCCGGCAATTACGACGCCTGATCCTGGAGCAGGGTGAGACGCTGGGTCTGACCTTGGGCAAGGAAAGCCGGGCGGCGGGGCAGTTCCGGCTGGAGAATGGCAGCCTGTATTTTGCGGCCGGGGTGCGGGGGCCGATTACCGGACGGCGGGCCGATCTGATTTTGATCGACGATCCGGTGAAATCCTGGGCCGAGGCGGAAAGCCCGGTATTTCGGGATGCCTTGTACGATTGGTACCGGGCGGAGTTGACGGCGCGGTTGCGGCCGCGGGGGCGGATCGTGTTCATCATGACCCGCTGGCATGAGGATGACCTGGCGGGGCGGCTGTTGCGGCAGGACAGCCATTGGAACGTTTTGCGGCTGCCGGCGCTGGCGGAGGCGATGGACCCGCTGGGCCGGGCGCCGGGCGAGCCGCTCTGGCCGGAATGGCAGGATGCGGAGGCACTGGCGCGCATCCGGGCTGAGACCGGCGAGCGCAGTTTCGCCGCGATGTATCAACAGTCGCCGCGGCCGCCGGAAAGCGCGTTATTCAACGTGAAGAAAATTGCGGTATTGCCGATGGCGATGGCGGTGATCAGGACGGTGCGGGCCTGGGATTTGGCGGCAAGCGTGCCGGCGCCGGGCCGTGACCCGGATTATACGGTCGGCCTGAAGCTTGGGCTGACGGCGGAGGACGCGCTGGTGGTTCTGGATGTGGTGCGGCTGCGCGGGACCGCCGGCGAGGTGGAAGGCAAGATTGCGGAGATGGCAGTGCAGGATGGCCCGCAGACGATCATTGGGCTGCCGCGCGATCCCGGGCAGGAGGGGGCGGCGCAAGTAAATTATCTGAAGCGGCAATTGGCCGGCTATCACATCGAGGCGACGCCGGAGACCGGCGCGAAAACGGTGCGGGCGATGCCGGCGGCGGCGCAGATCGACCGCGGCAATGTGGCGTTGCTGGCGGCACCCTGGAATGAGAATTTTCTACGGGAGTTGGAGGCGTTTCCGGACTCGCCGAAGGATGACCAGGTGGATGCGTTTTCGCGGGCGGTGAACATGCTTGTCGTTCAACCGGAGACGGCCGCGCATCGGAAAAACATTCCGCTGATGGCCCGCTGAGGATGTACGATGTTTGAGACGATCTGTGACACGATCCCGCTGGATGGCGACATGCCGGCGAGGTCGCGGCGGCTGGATATTTTGCGCCGCGTGCTGGACGGGACGATTTACGATAACCTGCCTTATCAGTTCCATGAGGAGCGCAATGGCGCCGGCGAGTATGTGCCGTTGCGGATGCGGCGGCCTTCGGTGCGCTACGGGCTCTGCCGCGTGGTGGTTGAAGATTCGGTGGCTCTGCTGTTCAGCAACGCGCATTTTCCGCGCCTGGACTGCCAGGATGCGGGGCTTGCCGGCGTTCTGTCGGATGTGATTGCCGAGACGCGGTTGAACGAGACGATGATCGATGCGGCGATCCGCGGATCGGTCGGGTCGGTTGCGATCCTCATGCGGGTGCTGCGGAACCGGGTGTTTTTCGCGAGCCTCGATAGCCAGTATCTGACGCCGCAATGGGATGTGAATGCGCCGGATACGCTGTGCCGGGTGACCGAGGCGTACAAGGTCAAAGGGGCCGATCTCGCGGGGCAGGGCTATCTGGATGTCGATCCGGCAAGTGTTTATTGGTTTCAGCGTTCCTGGGATGCCGACACCGAGACGTGGTTCCTGCCATGGGCCGTCAATGACGCGGCCGCGGCGCCGGTGATCGACATCGCGCGGACGGTGACGCATGGCCTCGGGTTCGTACCGATCGTCTGGATCAAAAATCTACCGGGCGGCGATGGCATTGATGGCGCCTGCACGTTCCGCGCCGCGATCGAGACGGGCATCGAGATCGACTACCAGCTCAGCCAGGCCGGGCGGGGGCTGAAATACAGTTCGGATCCGACATTGCTGATCAAGGAGCCGGCGGTCGGCGATTCCCGGATCGTCAAAGGTGCCGGAAACGCCTTGGTGGTTTCCGAGAAAGGCGACGCCAAGCTGCTGGAGATTGGCGGGACCGCCTGCGACGCCGTCATCAATTATGTGCGGACGTTGCGGGAACTCGCGCTTGAAGCGGTGCATGGCAACCGGGCGAATGCGGACCGGCTGACTGCGGCGCAGTCCGGGCGGGCGCTTGAGCTGATGAACCAGGGCTTGATCTGGCTCGCGGATAATCTGCGAATTTCATATGGCGATGGCGGGCTGCTGGCCCTGATGAAGATGGTCGTGCGGGCGTCGAATGTTTTTCCCTTGAAAGTCTTTGGGCAGGACATTCCGCCGCTCGAGGAGGGGATAAAAATTTCGTTGCGGTGGCCGCGCTGGTATCCGCTGTCGGCGGATGATCGGATGAAGGAAGCGCAGGCGATTTCGATGCTGGCGAATGCCGGGCAGATTTCGCGCGCGGCGGCGGTGAAATCGCTCGCCAGCGCCAATGGGGTGGCTGACGTCGAAGCCGAGCTTGATGCGATTGACCGGGACATTCCATGACAGACGAGACCAACACGCCGGCGGAGAGCTGGCAGGCGCGCGCCGAGGCGGCCGAGGCCGCGTTGGCGCAGGCGCAGGCGCAGACGCAGGCGCGGCTGATCCGGGCCGAGCTGAAGGCCGAGGCGATCCGCGCCGGGATGATCGATCTTGACGGGTTGAAGCTGCTCGATCTCGCCGATGTCGTCGTCGATGACAAAGGCGACGTCGTCGAGCCGGCGGCGATCTTCGGCAAGTTGAAGCGAACGAAGCCGTGGCTGTTCGGGGGTGCTGCGTCCTCGTCCGCGGCCGCGCATGCGCCGAAACCGGAGCCGCCGCGGCCGCGGCAGGCCAGTGATTTATCGCACGAAGAGTGGCTGGCGGCGCGGGCGGCTCTCATCAAGCGCCGCTGAGGCGCGAAAAATTTGCGGTTGAACAACGGATCCGGCGGCGCCGGAGGCCGCGTCTCGTCGTTGTCATGAACCATTGAAGGAATTGAGCGTATGGGCATCCAAAATTTCCCGGCGGCGCTGCAGCCGATCATCCAGCAGGGCTTTCTGGACCGCGAATTCGAGATGGCGCTGAAATCGCGGCTGGGTTATCGGCTGATCGCGGATCGCGAGGAATTTGCGGTTGGGATTGGCGAGACGCTGACCAAGACGCGCGCCGGGCTGAAGCCGAGTGTGACGACGCCGCTGGCGGCGGCGAGCAACACCAATCTGGATAATGGGCTGACCAGCACGAATTGGGGGGTCGAGCAGTATACGATCACGTTGAATTTTTACGCGGCGACGCAGGATCTGAACATGGTGACGAGCCGTGTCGGCATTGCCTCGCAATTTCTGCAGAATGCGGCCACGAATGGCGAGCAGGCGGCGCGCAGCCTGGATGAGCTGGCGCGCAATGCGCTGTTCGCGCCGTATTTCGGCGGCAATACGCGGGTCGTCACGACCTTGTCCGCGCCGGGGCCGAGCGTCGAGGTGGACGATATTCGTGGATTCCAGACGGTGTTTGTGAACGGCGTGCAGCAGAGCGTGTCGAGCACCTACCCGTTGACCGCGACGGTCGGCGGCAATGTCTATACGGTGGTGGGCGTGACGCCGGATGCAACCAATGTCTCTTTGGCCCCGGAAGGGATCTCCGGCGCCTTGCTGTTTTCCAGCAATGTCGCGGTGGCGGATGGGACGGCCGAAAATGCCGTGCAGGCGGCAACCGCGAGCGCGATCGTGCGGCCGGCGGGGCGCGCGACGACCGCGGCGCTGCAGGCGACGGATACGCTGGTGATGAGCAATCTGCTGGATGCGGTGGCGCTGCTGCGGCGCAACGCGGTGCCGTTGGTGGATGGGGTGTATAATTGCTATCTCGATCCGGTCTCGGCGCGGCAGTTGTTTTCCGATCCCGATTTCAAGCAGCTTTTCCAGGGCGCCACATCGTCCAACCCGGTGTTCCGGCAAGGCATGGTCAGCGATTTTCTGGGCCTGCGCTTCATTACGACGACGGAAGCCTATGTGCAAACCCATCCGAGCGCGTCGAACCTGTATATCCGCCGGCCGATCGTCTGCGGTCAGGGCGCGCTGATCGAGGGTGATTTTGCCGGCATGGCGGCCGAAGATGTGGCGCCGAAGGACAGTTTGGTGAACGTGATCGACAATGTCGCGATGGTGACGCGCGAGCCGATCGACCGGCTCCAGCAGATCATCGCGCAGAGCTGGTACTGGATCGGCGGCTTCTGCGCGCCGTCGGATACGACCACCACGCCGACCACGGTGCCGACGGCGACCAACGCGAATTACAAGCGCGCCGTGATGATCGAGCATATCGGCTGAGGAGCGGGACGATGGCGACAGGTTCAACCCAGCCGTTCCGGCCCGCCGGTACGGCGTCCTTAGCGGCGTCGACGAGCTCGGCCAACGTGGCTTTGAGCGGCGGCGGGTCGGCGGTGCTGGTGTATAATGCGTCGGCAGCGACGGCGTTTTTTCTGCTCGGCGCGTCGTCCGGGCTGGCGGCGTCGACGGCGAATACGCCGGTGCCGCCTGGGCAGAGAATGATCGTCGATGGCGGGCCGTTTGTGAGCCATGCGGCCGCGGTTTTGGCCGCGGGAACGGGCACGGTCTATTTTACGCTGGGCGACGGGGACACGTATTGACATGTCGGTCAGTGTGCCGCCTGCGTTCACGGACGCGCAAAAAACCGATATTCGCCGGTTCTGCGGCTATCCGGCCTATGGCGCGGGTGCGGCTGGTTTTGAATCCTGGAGGTTTTTTCAGGCATTTGGGACGCTGGAATACCGGATGAACAATCTGGCGCCGGCGGAAATCGGCGTGACGCTGCAATATCTCGGCACGCTGGCGACGCTGGAGGCGGCGATCCCGCCGGCCTCCGACAATCTGGATACCGAAACTGCCGCGGACTGGACTCATAATTCGAATGAGACGTCTGACCGGACGGCGTTGTTCGATGCCTGGCGGCGGCGGTTATGCGGCTTTCTGGGCGTGCCGCCCGGCCCGGCGCTGGCGCAGGCCGGCGTGACGTTGGTGGTGTAGCGTGATGGACGGGGCGAAGCTGGCGGACCGGCTGGCCTATGGCGCGGGCTGCGCGGCGCGGCGTGTCGGGTTTCTGCATGATGCGTACCGGCCCAATGGGCCACAGGCTCCGATCGATCCGGCAAACCGGTTCTTGCGCCTGGCGGTGGCCTATGTGTTGCCCGGCGGCAGTGTCAGGGCGCCGAGCGGGTTTGGGGTGCCGTTCCGGCAGGCCTGGGCGGATTGGAGCTATTTGCAGGTCGGCGACTATCTGGCGGGGCCGGAGGGGACCGTGTTTGTCGTCGCGATCGAGCCGCCGAAGCCGATGCTGGTGGTGATGACGAACGCGTCGCTAAGCCTATGGCGGCCGGCGGCGCCGGCGCTTTCGGGCGTCAATCCGTATGGCGCGATCTTACCGGCGACGAATACCGCGCTGCTGGCGGAATTTCCTGGCAGCCTGCTGGTCGGCGGCGGGACGGTGGACCGGACCCATGCGGGTTTGCCGGACGATACCAAGGTGCCGGGCTTTGAGGCGCTGTTGCCTTCGGTGCCATGCGTGCAGCCGCAGGTCGCGGATATCGTGACCGATGCCGAAGCCGCCCGGTTCGTGGTGAACGCGGTTGAGACCGTGCACGGCGTCTGGCGGCTGTCGATGAACCAGGCGGTCGCCTGATGGCGGATCAGGCCGATGTCGAGACGGCGCTGGTGTCGATTGCCGCGAATGCGCTGTACTCGAACGGGTTCGCGGCGGCGAGCGCGGTTGGCGGCACATGCCGCGTCTATCGCGGCCTGCCGAACGCGCCGGCACTGGGGGCGGATCTGGCCGCCGGCGCGTTGCATGTGACCGTGGCTGCGAGCGCCGATGTGAAAAACACCACGCGGTTTCCGCGTAAATGGCAGATCGTGGCGCCGGTGCCGGCCACACTTGCGGTGACGATGGCGCCGCAGAGTGCGCGCTTTTCGGGCCGCTGCGCCGCCGGGCAGCTTGCCGGTATCGCCGTCGATGGCGCGACGTTTCCCTATGCGGTGCAGGCGAATGATTCGCCGGCGACGGTGGCGAGCAACATGGCCGCTTTATTGCGCGCGGCCGGATGGCTAGTGGAATATGCCGGCACGACGCTCACCGTGCCGAACGCGGCGCGGTTCACCGCCCGCGTCGTCAGCGGTGCCAACGCGCTGCAGGAGATCAAGCGGCAGGACCAGAAATTTCAGATCACGCTGTGGTGCCCCACACCCGCTTTGCGCGACGCCGCCGGCTCGCTGATCGACGAGGCATTTGCAACGCTGCCGTTCATCGCTTTGGCGGATGGATCGTCGGCGCGGCTGATTTATGCCGGCAGCGATGCCGAGGATGGCGCGGCGGATGCCGCTTTGTACAAGCGCATGCTGCGCTACAGCGCGGACTATCCCACCACGCTGGCGCAGGTAACGCCGGCGATGCTGTTCGGGACCGGCCGCTTCGACGCCGATGCCGCCTTCGTTGAAACGCTTAACGGGTAGAGGAGTTTCATGACGTATCAGCTGGTGGTGATGAAACCATTTGCGGGTTTCAGGCGCGGCGACGTGATCAAGGACGCCGAGTCCGTGCAGAAAATTCTGGCCGGCCCGCAGGCCGGCTTCGTCGTGCGCGTCAGCGCCGGAAAGGAATAGACGATGCCGATTTTTGCCGAAGGGGCGCTGAACACCACGGCGCTGATCGTGCCGGATCTATATGTTCAGATCGTGCCGCCGCAGAGCCTGCTCCTGAACGGCGTGCCGACCGACGTGCTGGGCATTGTCGGCACGGCGAGCTGGGGACCGGTCGGCGAGCCGGCGATCATCGGCGACATGGCCGGCTACGCCACATCGTTCGGGCCGGTGATGCCGCGCAAATACGATATGGGCACGCAGGTCGCGACCGCCGTGCAGCAGGGGGCCGCGAATTTCCGTTGCGTGCGCGTGACGGACGGGACGGATAGCGCGGCGTCGGTGTCCCTGCTCGGCGCCGTCACCTTCACCGCGATCTATACCGGCAGCTTCGGCAATCAGTTGATGCTGACCCTCTCGGCCGGGTCGGCCGCGAATTCCTGGCGGTTGACGGTGGCGTTCGCCGGGCAGACCCCGGAAGTCTACGACAACATCACCGGCACCGGGACGGCGTTCTGGAGCAACTTGGCGAACGCGGTGAATAACGGCAACGGGGCGCTGCGCGGGCCGTCGCAACTGGTCGCGGCGACGGTGACGTCGGGAAGTGCTGTGCCGCTGGCGGGAAGCTATCCGTTTTCGGCCGGCACGCCGGGGGAAGATGGCGCGGCCGCGGTCACGGCCGCCACCCTGGTCGGCGATGATACCTCGCCGCGTCAGGGCATGTACGCGCTACGCGGTCAGGGCTGCGCCCTGGCGCTGCTGGCGGATGCCGATGAGGCGGCGCAGTGGAGCGGCCAGCTGGAATTTGGCCTGGCCGAGTCGGTTTACATGATTCTCACCGGCCCGGCCGGCGACAATATTGCAAATGCCGTCACGGTGAAGGCTGAGGCCGGCATCGACAGCTACGCCGCGAAAATGATGTTCGGCGACTGGATCTATTGGTACGATCAGGCGAACGCGCTGACGCGGCTGGTTTCGCCGCAAGGCTTCGTCGCCGGGCGCCTGGCGAATTTGTCGCCCGAACAATCCTCGCTGAACAAGCCGCTCTACAGCGTCATCGGCAGCCAGAAGTCCGGCCAGCCGGGCGGCGCCACGGCGGCGACCTACGCGACCGCAGATCTCTCGGCGCTGCTTTCGGCCGGGATCGACGTCATCGCAAACCCGCAGCCGGGCGGGGCGTATTGGGGCGTGCGCGGCGGCCATAATTCGTCTTCGAATGCGGCGACCAATGGCGATAACTACATGCGGCTGACGAATTACATCGCCAGCACGCTCTCGACCGGCATGGGCGCCTATGTCGGGCAATTGGTGAACAGCACGCTGTTCCAGAACATCCGCGCGACACTGATGGCGTTCTTGAACGGGCTGCTTTCCCAGGGGCTGCTCGGCAGCGCCGACGGCTCGCTGCCGTTCGCGGTGGTGTGCGACCTCTCCAACAATCCAGCCAGCCGCACCGGCCTCGGCTACGTGCAGGCCGACGTGCAGGTGCGATACCAGGCGATCAACGAGAAATTCATCGTCAATGTGCAAGGCGGCCAGACGGTGCAGGTTACCAAACAGACATCGCCCAGCACTTAAAAAATAGGATTCGATCATGCCATTCAATACGTTTTCCGTCGGCAATGACTGCCAGCTGGTCGTCATGGGGCCGTTCGGCCGGGTAGACCTGGCCTTCGTCACAGGGTTCGAGGCGCAGCAGGTGACGCAATCGGTCCGGGTCGACCGGCTGGATGGCGTGCAGCTCGGTGCCGAATTGCCGCGCGGCTGGAACGGCACGTTTTCTCTGGATCGCGGCTCGCCGGCGGCGGATGATTTCATCGCCGCGATCGAACAGGCGTATTTTGCCGGACAGTCGATTGCGGCCGGCACCCTCTATCAGTATGTTAACGAGCCCGACGGGTCGACATCGACCTATCAGTTCAGCGGGGTCGTTTTCAAATTGGCCTCGGCTGGAATCTATCGCGGCGACGCGCCGGTGGCGCAGAAGCTGGAATTTTTTGCCTCCAGCCGGGTGAGCGTCTGATGGAGCGGATCATCTCCGACAAGGCGGGGCGCAGCATTTCGCTGCGGCGCGTCGGCGTGCTGGAAACGCTGCGCCTGTACAAAGCGCTGGGGCCGGAACTCTCGGTGAACGAGGCCTATATGGGCCTAGCGACCATCGCCGCGTCAGTCGCCGTGCTGGATGGCGTGCCGATGCCGTTTCCGAATGCCGAGGCCGGCGTTGAGACATTGCTGGAGCGGCTGGGCGAGGACGGTGCCGCGGCGGTCGCGGCGGCGATTGCGCCCGCGCCACTGGAGACGATGGTCGCGCAAGCGGGAAACTGAGCCGGCACCCTGGGCTAATCGATTGCCTGTATCTGGTGAAGTGCGGGGTGCCTTACGAGCTGGCGTTCGGGCTGGATGATGCGGAACGCATGGCGCATGTCGTCACACTTGGAAGTCTGGACGGCCAGACATTCGATTGGCGGCGGCTACGATGGGCTGAGATTTAAGTTGAATTGAACGCTGAAGAAAGACCTTCTTTTTTGAAAAAAAGAAAGCCAAAAACTTTTGCTCGATGGTTTCGTGCGGCTGAGGCAGTTCGTGGCCAGGTTCAAGAAATTCGCTCGGCTGGATTCATCGTGATCGAGCGTTGAGGAAGGATAGACGGAATTTGGTGCTGATTCATCCGCGTCTGGTCTGGGCATTGCGTCGGCGCGCCGGCGATATCAAGCCCGGCATTCGACGTTTCGAAAGGGTGATCAAGTCGATCGGGCACGGTCTGTACCGATCGATTGCGCCAGGTCCGCAACCGCTGCTGCATCGGAGAGTCACCAGGCCGAGAAACGAGATTCTGAATGTTGATCCGCCGGCTTTCGGGCGTCGCACAAAGTTTGCCCATGATAAGAGGTCAGTCCGGCTCGCCTTCATGCCCGCGGCGTCCAAAAATCCGGGCCGCGTGCTCGTTCGCAAACCGGCTTCGATCCTGACCGCCCTGAACATCCGGCACGCACAGGGGGCATTTGATGCAGCCGCGACGTTCATCCGGCGCAGGTCGGGATTTGTTGCGCGATGGAGAGGTGGGCGGCGCAACGGATGGTCGAATAGCTTCGCCATGGGTTGCCGCCGTCACGCCGCCGTGCTGTCGCCAGGCGGCGCCGTCTCCCGTCTGGTCTCACCGGCGGGAATGATTTTGCCGCGGCGTGGCCTTCGGCGGAGTCGACGTCTCCTGCCGGCCGGCGATTTTGGCGGCCCCCCTGCCCGGATGGTACGGTCTGCTCGCGGCGCCCGGCCGGCGCGCCGGCAGGCACCGCCCATGCCGAGCTTCGCGCCATCGGCGCCGCGCATGTCAACCGCGCCGGCGGCGGCGTCGGACGCCCATGACATAACGCGCCGCGCTCCGATGAAGATTCAAAACCCGCCCGGGACGTTTCATTCCATGCCAGGGGGCGGCGCCGTCGCTAACGTGCCGTCACGGCCGATGCCGGTGGCCGCTCCGGATGACCGGACATCGATCGGCCGGGCGATCGAAACCTTTTTTGCGAACCAGGCCCGCTTGCCGCCCGCCGGAATGACGGGGTTCGACCCGCGTCTGAGCCCGGCCTGGGCCGGCTTGCAAATTCAAGGATGACATCATGAGCAGCGTCGTCATCACGCTGGGCGGCGTGACGTTTCAAGATTTCGAAGTTCCTGAAAAAATCAGGCTGGGCGGCGCGCAGCGCCTGGCGATGCATCCATTGATCGGCGGCGGCCGGGTGGTGGACGCGCTCGGCGGCGAGCCTGGCACGATCGCGTTCTCCGGCATGTTCTCCGGCAACGACGCGGCCGCGCGGGCGCAGACTCTGGATGCGGCGACCGCGCTCGGGGCACAGCTCCCGTTGTTCTGGGACAGTTTTTTCTACACTGTGATCATCCGGAAATTCCAGGCGGATTATGAAAAACTCTGGTGGATTCCATTTTCCATCAGCTGCGCCGTGGTGTTCGATCCGGCGGCGGAGCTCGCTTCCGTTATCGGGTCGGTCACCAGCCTGATCGGCGATGATATCGCCGCCGCGGTCGGGCTTGCCCCGCAATCGGGTCTATCGCTGTCGCTCGGCGCGGCGGGCGCGGCCGGGCTTGCCGCCGCGCAAGCGGTGATCGGATCCGGGCTCGCCGCGTCCGGCGCGGCGCTGGCCGGCGGCGTGGCGGCGTTCAATGGCGCGATCGACGTCCCCGCGGCCTGCGGCGCGTTGGCCGGCGTCGTCGCGATTTCGGGCGAACTCGCCGCGATCTCCGGCATGGCGGGCTACGTCAACCGGGCGGCGGCCAATTTTGCGAATGAACTGACATGACAACGCAAACCGTGACGGTCGCCGGCGGTAATCTGTTCGCGCTCGCCGCCTTGTATCTCAACGATGCGACGCAGTGGATCCGCATCGCTCAGGCCAACCGCCTGTCCGATCCGCAGCTCACCGGGGTCAACACGCTGATCATTCCGCCGGTCAATCCGGCGGCCGGGGGCGGCATTGCAGGTTAACCAGCCGCAAGTCCGGGTCACCATCGCCGGCGCCGCCATCCCGGATGTGGTAGCCGTCGAGGTCGAGCAGGTCGGGTATTTTTCCGCCGATCGTTTCATCCTGGTCTTTGCCATCGGTGCGACGGGGGCGTCGTATTTTTCGGAGCTGGGCGCGGCGGCGGTGACGATCTCGGCGGCGTTGCTGCCGTTCGGTTTCACCGAGCTGCTGACCGGGCAAATCGATCACGTCCGCGTTGACCTGCTGAAAAACACGGCAACGGTCACCGGGCGGGATTTCTCGGCCAGGCTGATCGACACCGAGATTTCCGCAACCTTCGCCAACCAGACCGCCAGCCAGATCGCCGTGGCGATCGCGGCGCGGCATGGTCTGACACCGAATGTCACAGCGACCGCCACGCCGGTCGGCCAGTATTATGAGCTGGATCACGCCAGAAGCGCGTTGGGGTTGCATTCGCGCGCCGGCACCGAGTGGAACCTGCTGTCCTGGCTGGCTTTGATCGAGGATTTTGCGTTGTCCGTGACGGGAACCACGCTGAATTTTTGCGCAATGCCGCCGGCGTCGACTTTCGCATTGACGCCGCAGAATTGCATCGAACTCGATCTCGATACCATCGTCGCCCTCCCGGCGATGACGAGCGTGAAATCATGGAGCCCGCGCAACAAGGCGATGGTGTCGGCAACGGCCGGATCGGGCCGGCTTGCCACGACGCTGATCCGGCCGAATTTGACCAGCCAGCAGGCGCAGGCCCTGGCGGCGACTCATCTGGCCGGTTTGCGGCGGCACCAGACGATTTTGCAGGCAACCATGCCGGGAGAGCTGACCTTGACGCCGGGTTCGACGATCACCTTGAGCCAGACCAATTCGAAGTTCGATCAGGCCTATCTGGTCGATACGATCCGCCGGTCGATCGACGCCGTTAGCGGGTTTACCCAAACGCTGCGCGCGCACGCGGCGGTGTGAGGCATCGATGGATCCGTTCTGGAATACCGTGAAAGCCCGCGCGGGCGGGCTGGACGGGCTCGCCGGCGCGGCCCGGTTCGGCCTCGTGTCGAGCTTTGATCCAACCGCCTACGCGGCGCGCGTGATGCTGCAGCCGGAAAACATACTCAGCGGCTGGCTGCCGATCCTCTCCGCCTGGGTCGGCGCCGGCTGGGGCTTTGCGGCGCCGCTGACGCCGGGCGATCAGGTGCTCGTCATCGCGCAGGAAGGCAGCGCGGAACAAGGGGTGATCGTCGGTTGCGTCTGGTCGGCGGTCGATGCTCCGCCGGGCGCGCCGGCGGGCGAATTATGGTTATGCCACCAATCGGGAAGTTTTGTGAAATTGCTGAATGACGGAACGATTTTGCTCGCCGCCGGCACCGTCAACATCACGGGAAACCTGGTTGTGAGCGGCGATATTTCCGACCAGGCGGGCGCGCATGGGACGCTGGACGCTTTGCGCAATGCGCATGATGGCCACACCCATGCCGATCCGCAGGGCGGCGTCACCGGCTCACCCTCGATCACCGTTTGATGGCTGATCTCTCCCTCACCTTCGGCGGCGATCTCGCGGTCGGCGCCACCGGCGATGTTGCGCTGGCGGACGGGGCCGCGCTGACGCAGCAACGCGTGCTGCGCCGGCTGCTCACCAATCCCGGCGGCTATATCTGGCAACTCGCCTACGGCGCCGGGCTGGCGCGGTTCGTCGGCCAGCCGGGCGCGCCGGCCGCCATCCAGGCGGTGGCGCGCGGCCAGGTTCTACATGAGGCCGCGGTCGCGAATAATCCGGCGCCGTCGATCACGGCCACCGGCGCCGATGACGGCGCGGTGACGCTGCGCATTGCCTACACCGATGCCGTCACCCAGCAGACCAGCACCCTGACCTTCCAGGTGTAAATTCATGCAGCTCTCGTTACAGAATTTTGCCACGCTGGTGGAAAACATGGCGGCGTCTGTGCAAGGGGCTGCGTCCAGCCTCCTTGACCTGACCATCGGCTCGGTGCTGCGGGCGATTCTCGAGGCGAACGCGTCGCTCGCCTTGTGGCTGCAATGGCTCATCGTCGAGGCGCTGGCGACGACGCGCCTGGCCACCAGCAGCGGCGCCGATTGCGACAGTTTTGGCGCCGATTTCGGATTTTTCCGCTTAGCGGCCGTCGCGGCCAGCGGCTTCGTCACGATGTCCCGCTTCTCGCCGAACATTGCGGCTCTGATTCCGATCGGCACGAATGTCGCCACCGCGTCCAACACGCAGATATTCGTGGTGACGGCGGATACCGCCAATCCGGCCTACAGCCCGGTTGCCGGCGGCTATAGCCTGGCGGCCGGCGTCGCCGGCGTCACGGTGCCGGTCGCGGCCCTGGTCGCGGGCAGCGCCGGGAATGTGCAGGCCGGCACGATCGCGGTCATCGCGTCGGCCATTGCCGGAATCGACACGGTGACCAACAGCCTGGCGCTGGCCGGCGGCCTGGATGCTGAAACCGACGCGGCCTTCCGGGCCCGCTTCGGCAATTACCTGGCGAGCCTGTCGAAGGCGACGGATAGCGCGATCGGCGCCGCGATCGCGGCGATCCAGCAAGGCCTGACCTACGTCATCAGCGAGAACATCGATCAGACGGGCGCGGTCCAAATGGGCCATTTCGTCGTCACGGTCGATGACGGTTCCGGCGCGCCGCCGGCCTCCTTGCTGGCGACGGTCCAAGCCGCCGTGGACGCCATCCGGCCGGTCGGCAGCGGTTTTGCCGTGCAGGGCCCGGTCGTCACGCCGGCGAACGTGACCATGATCGTGACAAACACCGCCGCCGTTTCGCACCAGGCCGCCGTGGCCGCCGTCGCGGCGTCCATCGAGGCCTACATCGCCGGTCTGGGCGTCGGCGCCGCGTTGAACTACACGAGGCTCGCGCAACTGGCCTACGCCGCTTCGGCGTCGATCACCAATGTCTCCGACGTGCTGCTCAACGGCGGCACGGCCGACGTGACGCCGCCGCTGTTCGGCGTCGTCCGCAGCGGCGCGGTCACGGTCGCCTGACATGACCGGCGATCTCACCGACATGCGGGGCCGGTTGAAATCGGTCCTGCCGGCGCGCTGGTTTGGCGATACGACGCCGATCCTCGATGCGCTGCTCTGCGGCCTCGCCGCCGCCTGGAGCGGGTTGTACGGCCTGCTCGCCTTCGCGACCGCGCAGACGCGCATCGCCACCGCCGGCGCGCCGTTTCTGGACATCGCATCGGCGGATTATTTCGGCGCCGCGCTGCCGCGTCGCGCCGGCGAGAGCGACGGCGCCTTCAGCCTGCGCCTGCGCGCCAATCTCACCGCGCCACGCGCCACGAGAGCAGCGCTCATCGCCGCATTGACCAGCCTGACCGGGCGCCCGCCCGCCATCTTCGAGCCTCTGAACGCCGGCGATACCGGCGGCTATGGCGCCGGGACGCTTGGCTACGGTGTGGCAGGCGGTTACGGGTGCAGAAACCTGCCCTTCCAGTTTTTCGTCACCGGCTTCCGGGCGGATGCGACGCCGGCCAGCAACGCCGGCGGCTACGTCGTTGGTCCCGGCGGCTACAACACCGCGCCGATGGTCTACGCCGATCTGGCCGACATCCCCGGCGCCGTCACGGACGCGGATATCTACGCCGCCGCCGCCGCCGTCCTGCCGACCGCCTGCACCGCCTGGATGACTCTCTCCAACTGAGGATCACGCATGGATCGCAACATCGTCTATCCCGGCAGCATTCCGCTCGACACCGATATTTTGAACCTCAACCGCAACGCGATGACGGCGGTCGGCGCGCTCACCGCCGCCGTGCTGGGCGGCAGTGTCGTGGTGGACGGCCTGGCCTGCACCGCGACGGCGCCGGCGTCGCTCACGGTCAACGTGGCACCCGGCAGCATCACGCAGCTGACGGCGCTCGATGCGAACGCCTATGGCTCGCTCGGCCCCGATACCATCGACCAGCTCGTCAAGACCGGGATCAATTTGCAGGCGACGAGTTTCACCCTGACGCCGCCGGCGATTTCCGGCGACTCCATCAACTACCTGATCGAGGCGGCGTTTTCGGAAACCGACACCGATGCGGTGGTGCTGCCTTATGTGAACGCCGCCAATCCCGCGCTGCCCTATTCCGGCCCGAGCAATTCGGGCACCGCGCAGAACACCCAGCGCATCCAGCGCGTGCAGTTGCAGTTGAAGCCGGGTGCCGCGGCCGCCGCCGGCTCGCAGGCGACGCCCGCGGTCGATAGCGGCTGGGTCGGCCTGTATGTCATCACGGTCAATTACGGCCAGAGCGCCATCCATAACGGCGCCATCATGACGCTGCCCACAGCGCCTTTCGTGCCGTACAAACTGCCTTTGCTGCGGCCCGGCTTTTCGACCATGGAGGTGTTCGCGGCGTCCGGGAGTTTTGTGGTGCCGAGCGGTGTTTCGATGGTCCGCGCGACCGTCATCGGCGGCGGCGGTGCGGCCGGCTATCACAGCACCATGCCGGGGGCCGGCGGCGGCGCCGGCGGCGTGGCGATCGGCATTGTCGGTAATCTGACGCCCGGCCAGAGCATCGCGGTTACGGTCGGCGCCGGCGGCGCCGCGCCGTCATCGCCGGCGGCGGGGACGGATGGCGGCGGCTCGCTGTTCGGCAATTTTCTCTCCGCCACCGGCGGGGCCGGCGGCGGCGGCGGCACCGCCGTGCTGTTCGCGATGGCGGGCGGCGCGGGCGGGATCGGCGTCGGCGGCCAGTATAATGCCGGCGGCTCGATGGGCAGCGATTCGATCGTCGTCGCCTGCCGCGGCGGGGATGGCGGCGGACCTGGCCTCGGCCGCGGCGCCAGCGGCCCGCAGAATGGGCTGTCGGCCACCGGCTATGGCGGCGGCGGCGGCGGCGGCGGCACCAGCACCGGCGCCAGCCCGGCCGGCTATCCGGGCGGCGCAGGGGCATCCGGCGTCGTCATCGTGGAATACTGAGAGGCCGGTTCATGAGCACCCAAGCGACCCATATTTGGCGCCCGTCGAACGCCCGTTTTGTGACGATCGACGGGTTTGTTCCGACACCGCGCGGCCCGCAAATCCCGCCTGCCGCGCCGCTCGCTTGGCCGGCCAAGGACCCGACCGATACGCTGGACTATGTTTTCGATGTCTCGCCGGCCCTGACGGCCGATCCGGGCGACACGATCGCGACGCTCGACGTGCAGATCACCCCGGCCAATCCGGGCGATCTGACTCTGGCCTCCGCCACGGCGGATGGCGCCCGGGCGGTGCTATGGCTGGCCGGCGGCCAGGCGTTGACGACCTACACCGTGACCGTGACGGTCACCACCACCGGCGGCCGGACCTTGGCGCGCAATATCGCGCTGCCGGTTGTCACCCTGGCGGCCGTGCCGCCGCCGCCCGCCGCCCTGACCGGACCGTCCGGCCAGGCGTTGACGGACCCGTCAGGCAACCCTCTCACCACCACCTAAAGGTTTTAGCATGCCGACCATCGGACAATTGCCGGCCGCCAATTCGGTGGCGGATACGGATCTGCTGCCGATCTTCCAGAATGACGAGACGCTGTCCGCGACGCGCGCGCAGCTTCTGGCCGGGGTGCAGGCGGCGCTGACCGTCCCGCCCAATACGCTGCTCGGCGGCACCGGACCGGGCTCCGCGCCGCCGGTGCCGATCAGCCTGGGCGCCAATCTGGCTTTGACCGGTGCGACGCTCTCGGCGACCGGCGGGCTCAACATCGGCTCGTTGCCGACGGGCACGGTTCCGGGGCCGGGCGACATCGTCCCGATCGGCCAGTCCGGTACCAGCAACGGCGTCAGCTACGCCAATTTTCTCGCCGGCATGGGCGGCGTGGCCGGCCTGCCCGGCGGCGCCCTGACCGCCAAGGCGAGTGCGGCGACCACCACCCGCACCCTGGCCGCCATGGCGATGAATGCGGTTTCGGTCGAGGATTTCGGCGCCGTCGGCGATGGCGTGACCGATGACAGCGCTGCCCTGATCGCCGCCGCATCCTCCGGCAACCCGGTTCGCCTAGGGGCCAAAACCTACGCCATCGCCGGCGAGTGCGATCTATCTTCGGCCACCTGCACGCTGCTCGGCGTGCCCGGCCTGACGATTTTGAAACGCAGCGCGCAATCAAAGCTCGGCACCTCGCCGACGCCGGCCTGGATCAGCCTGTCTGCCGCGACGGTGATCATCGACGGCGTCATTTTCGATGCGAACACCGCCGTCAGCAGCCTGGCATTCGGGGTTTACGTGCAGCCGAGCTGCACCAAATCCGTCATCACGCGCAGCGTCTTTCGCAATACCACCGGCGGCGGCAACGGGTCGGGCCTGACCTATTGGTCGAGCGACCCGGCGCTGACGGCGCATGATATCGACGGCTGCGAATTCTACGGCAATTCGGTGCACGGCTTCTACGCGCTGGCAACCGACGGCCTGAGCATCAGCAATTGCCGGTCGCATGACAACGCGGTGGACGGCATCCATATCGACAGCCAGGACCCGACCTTCACCCTAAAAATCCGCTACCTACGTCGTCGGCAATTCCTGCTGGAACAATGTCTGCGGCATCATCGTTGGCAATTTCAACGAGACGAATTCCAGCACCGTCATCTACGGAAACAGCAACCCGGACGTCCTGGGCGCGCTGATCGCCTCGAACAACTGCTATTTGAACCGCGAATACGGCATTTATATTTCCGGCCGCAATATCCTGGTCAGCGGCAATCTGTGTTCGAACAACAGCACCTCGTTCGGCGGCGGCGCCGGCATTCTCTGCGATACCGGCTATTGCAAGGTCACCGGCAACATGCTGGTCGGCGCCTCGCCGTTCGGCATCGATTGCGGCGGCTCGATTTATACCGAGGTCTCGGATAATTACATCAACGGCGCGACCTACGCGCTGAACATCGGCGGCGGCCAGAACTGCACCGCCCGCAACAACTTCATCCAGGACTGCACCGGCGTCGGCATTTCGGTCGAGAACGTCGAATCCGACGGGATCGGCGATGATTTCGGTCTGGCCTGCTCGGATCTGTCGATCATCGGCAACTGGATCAACTATAGCGGCTCGGTCACTGCGATCCTCATCCGCGACGCCGCGCAGAACATTCTGGTGAAGGACAATGTCATCGTCGCCAATCCGGGCGCCAATCTGACGACCGCGATTTCCGCCTACACCGATACCGTGTTCATTCAAGGCAATTCGCTGAACTTCGTCACGCGCTGGACCACCAATCCGGCCTACGTCAACGGCGTCTACACGCTGGTGGTGCCGGACATTGCGGATAATGTGAGCATCACGCAGTCCAGCGCGTTGATCGAGAGCATCATCACCGCACAAGGCAGTGCCGCCGCCGGCACCATCGTGTTCTGCAAGGTGGTCAATAGCGGCAGCGGCTATACCAGCGCGTCGATCAGTTTCAGCGGCACCGGCTCGGGGGCGGCGGCGAAGGTCTGGCTGTCCGGCGGGACCGTGATTGGCATCCAGATGACCAGTTTCGGCACCGGCTACGTCCAGGGTGCCACCGCCACCATTACCGGCAATGGCAGCGGCGCATCGGTGACCGTGCAGGTCGGCCTGCCGATCTGGCAGAACCAGCAGCTCACCATCGACTGCCTGACCAACGTCACCTTCGCCGCCGGCGGCAGCTACCCGGTGCAAGCCAACTGGACCGGCGCGGCGATCACGATTCCCGTCGGCGCCTCGATCGACTGGATCGGCAATGCCGGCGGCTGGCGCGCCGCCCGCTTCTCGCAACGTGATTATGTATTGCCGAACGGCGATGGCAGCGTCACGCTGCGCACGCAGGCGGGCGATATTTCGCTGCATCCGTCGGGCGCCGGCATGGTGCGGCTGATTTCTGATACCGAGCCGACCGGGGCGGTGGAACTGATTGGCCGCGGCTCGCCGCTGAATGCCATTTCGGCACCACCAGGCTCGACCTTTCGCAATCTGAACGGCGGTGCCGGCGGCACGTTCTGGGTCAAGCAGGCGGGCACCGGCGCTACCAACTGGGTCGCTGTCGCTTAAAGCGCGATCAAAAGCATTTAGAAGAAAGCGCTTCTTTTTTGAAAAAAAGCAGCAAAAAACTTGTGTTAATTTGAGCCTCGGGCGTTTTCACCAGCACGGTTCAGACTAGCAAAAGTTTTTGCGCCGCTCCCCGCGAAGGGGCTTTTTTCAAAAAAGCGCTGCTTTCTTTCGTCCCTGAATCTCCCTCTGGAGAAAGGCCCGACATGACAACGATTGCTCAACTGCCCCCGGTCGCGACCGTCGGCGCCGGCGACCTGCTGCCTTTGTCGCAGGCAGGCGCGACCTATTCCGTCACCGTTGCGCAACTGACGGCAACGCTGCAGCCGCTGATCACCGTGCCGACCGGCGATCTGCTCGGCCGCAACAGCCTGGGCGCCGGCTCGCCTGAGCCGGTGTCCCTCGGCGCCGGCCTCGCTCTGACGTCCGGCGTGCTGGCGGCGAACGGCGCGGATCATGCCGGTTTCCCGGTGCAGGCGGCGATGTCGTTGAGCGACAGCCTGGTGATCGAATCTGCGGCCGCGCCTGGCCTGTTGGCGGTCACCGCGCTGCGCGGCCTGTTCAGCGCCGGCGGCGGGATCAGCATCGATGGCAACGGCGTCATCGCGGTCACCGAGTCCGGCATACCCGGCCCGACCGGTCCGCAGGGTCCGGCCGGGCCGCAAGGTGCGGCCGGACCGCAAGGGCCGGCCGGCGTCACCGGCCAGGGTCTGGTCGCCCCCTGGGGTGGCGAATTCCGCCAGCACGATCGGCGCGTCCGACTATGTCGCGATCTGGCAGAATGGCGCGAATGCCTGGATCCCGTACAGCCAGCTCATCGGCGGGCAGACCATCAACCAGTTGCCCGCCGCGTCCCCCGCCGCCGACGGCGACACGCTGCTGGTCGCGCAAGGCGGCAACGTGCTCAACGTCCAGAGCTTTGGCGCGCTATGGACCTATTTGCAGGCCAAAATTCCGACCTTGCAAACCGGCGTGGTCGAGCTCACGGCCAACACGGTCCTCGACAGCACGGTGCATAACGACCGGCTGCTGGTGGCCAGCCAGCCGCTGACCCTGAGCGCGAATTTCGCCAATATGGGCTCCGGGTTCTCCTGCACGCTGATCAATCTCAGCGCCGGGGTGGTCACCATGGGCACCGGCATCACCTCCGGTTCGGGTAGCGCGTCGCTGCCGCCCGGCGGCTCCACGAGTCTGGTCGGCATCACCTATTCCGGCGGGTCCCTGGTGTGGTGGAACGGCATCGTCCCGAACGCGCCAACGCTGACGGTGGCGACGATCGCCGCACCCGCCCCGGGCGCCGCGTTCATCGTCAGCGGCGGCATTTTCAACGACGCGCCGACCGCGCTGGACTATTCCACCGATGGCGGGGCCAGTTGGACGGCGGCCGCTTCGCCGGTGATCACGGCCAGTGCGTATAGTTTTTTGCTGTCTGGCCTGACCGCCGGCACCTACACGGTGCAGGTGCGCGACCATGCCAATCCGGCCGTGCTCGGCGCCTCGAATGCCTTCACGATCATTCCGCCCGCCGTGACCATCCAGGCGCCGCCGGCCAGCGTGACGCTCGGCGCGGCGCTGGCGGTCAGCGGCACGGTTTCGCCGGCCGGCGATGCGGTCTCCGTCGGCCTGTCGGGCAGTGCGACATCCGCGCCGGCAAGCTGGATCAACGCAACGGTTTCCGGTGCGGACTGGACCGCGAGCCTGACGCCGGCCGAAGCCGGCACGATCTACATCTGGGCGGCGCAAACTTCCGACACGGCGGTCGAGGCGGTGTCCGGCGCGGTCAGCGTCGTCGCGGCCTCGCTCACGGTCGGCGCGCCCGCCACCGGCACGGCCGGCAGCCTCCTCGCGATCACCGGCACCGTCAGCCCGGCGGCGGACGCGGTCAACGTGCAGCTCTCGACGGCCAGCAGCCCGGCCCCGCCGTCCGGCTGGACGGCCGCCGTCAATACGGCTGGCAGTTTCGCGGCGTCATTGGCGCCGGCGGCGGCCGGCACGTACTACGCCTGGGCGCAGGATCTGGCGACCGGCCTCACCGCCGTCTCCGCCGCGATCGCCGTCAGCGCGCAAGCCTCGGTCACCTACGGGATCAATACCCCGCTCACCGGCCTCACCTACACGCACGGCTCCGGCAATATCGGCGTCAACGGCAGTCTTTCGCAGGCGGCGGCGACCCAGGTCGCGGTCGGCACGTCGAATACCGCGCCGCCGACATCCGGCTGGCAAGCCGCGCTCATCATCGACAATAACGAGCTTTGGGCGATCGAGTATCCGGTTCCGTCCACCCCCGGCACCTACTACATCTGGGTTGAAACCACGGCGGGCGGCAGCGCGACCGTGTCCAGCTACACGGTCACGGTTTCCTAAATGGCCCTCCTCTACACCGCACCCGGCGCGCCGCTGCTGACGGCGCCGCAGGCGCGCGCTTTGGTGACTGCCCTGGCGGCCGGGACCACGGCCGATATTTTGTTCGCCGGCCCCGATCCGTCCGGCATCGCCGGCCTTTCCGGCTGGTGGGATGCCGGGCTGCTCTCGGGCCTGACCGATGTCACCGGGGCGCCGGTGACCGCGGCCGGCACGGTCGTCGGCGCGGTCAATGACAAGTCCGGCAATCATGTGGCACTTGTCCCCTACCACGTCGCCGCCGACACCAATCCGGCCAGCACCCGGGCCGTCGCGCGGGTCAATGGCTATCTCGGCGCGGTCGGCGCCCCCGACCCCAGCATCGTCACCTACGGCCCAAGCCTCGACCCCGATTGGGGGCTGTCCCATCCCGGCCTCCAGCTCGGCGCCGGTGCGGCCTGGACGCGCTATTTGGTCTGGACGCGCCCCAACCCGCGCCAGGGCACCTATTATGTGAACGGCGCCCCGATCCCGCTGCTGCATTGCACCGCATCGGGCACCACCATCCTGCAGGCGGACGGCACGGACGCTAACCTGACTCTGTTCCCCGGCACCGCCAGCCAGACCACGCTCTCCACCACCATCGCGCGCCGCCACACCCACGCGATCATCCTGCGCAACACGCCCGGCACCGGCGTCGATGCCTGGCTGGACGGGGTGCAGGTCGCAGCCGCCATCGCCAACCCGCTCGGCGCCAGCGCCGAAGGGCAGGTGCTCTTCCTGCACGATGGCACCATCCAGGGCTCTGCCCAATGCTGGTTCCACGAGGCCGCCGCCTGGGAACGCCCGCTGGACGCCGCCGACTTGGCCACCCTGATCGCCGCCCAGACGCGCTGGGTGCTAGGTCCGCGGCGCGGCGTCAGCGTGCTGGTCATGGGCCAGTCCAACGCCGCCTGGTTCTGCAACGCCGGCGCGCCGCTGGCGATGGCGCAGGGCATCGCCTGGTACCTCGGCGCCGCCGACTACGCGGTCGATGCCGTCGTCTCCGGCAGCTACATCTCGCCATCGCGCTACTCCATCATCTCCGGCCACCCGATCTCGAATTCCTCGCCGCCTTTGTTCCCGCCCGGCCCCGCCGGCGGCACGTTCCTGACCAATCCGGGCGACGGCTCCGACCCCTCCACCTGGGCGGCCGGCCCCGACTTCACCGCGCTGACCGACGACCTGACCGGCCCCGCCGCCCTGGTCTCGACGCTGGACGAGGCCGACATTGCGTTCCTGGTCTGGCCCTGGTCCGAGCAGGACAGCACGATGCCCTACAGCGACAAGGCGCTGTATAAAGGCACCGTCCTGCAATTATTGTCGCTGACAAGGACGCTGCTGGGACGGACGGCGGCCACTTTGCCGCTGTTGGCCTGGAACGCCATCCCCTACGAAACCGATGCCGGCGTGCAGATGGTCCGGGAATCCATAGCCGACCTGGCCGCCGCCCCCGCCAACAACATCGTCGTCTTCGCCGCGCAAACCGCCGACTCAAACGCGCTGAACGCCACTTACGACCCCAGCACCGGCCTGTCCTCCGGCGGCGACCCGGAACATCGCGACCAGCCCGACCTGCTCCGCTACGGCATGATCGGCGCCCACGCCGCCGGCCACGCCGCCATCGCCAGCGGCCTCAGCGACTCCATCCCGGCCATGGCACGTCCCGCCGCCGGCCTGCCGGCCGCCGGCGGCCCGAAAATCGCCCATGTCTACCGCGCTTCCGACATCAGCATCATCCTCACCATCGTCCACGATTCCGGCAACGACCTCATCGTCCCGCGGCAGGCCCTCAACGGCGCCGGCTTCGCGGTGATGGACGGCGGCAGCGTCGCCGCCCCCGGCAACATCATCACCGCGACCGCCGCCGCGCGCATCGACGCGACCCACGTCGCCGTCACCCTCGCCGCGCCGATCACCAATCCGTCGGCCGACGCGCTGTTCTTCTACCCCTATGGCAGCACGCAGATCGGCCGCGGCAACGCGGTGACCGATAACGCCGCGCTCGTGACACCGCCGGCCAACTGGAACATCGCCGGCGACCTCGGCGCCGCCTGGTCGATCAACCTGCCGCTGCAGGCCACCTCCTATCCCATCACGCTGTCCGACCAGCCTGGCTGAAGGGTTTCCATGGACTCAGACTCGGTCTCGCATCTGCGATCCGACATCGCGGCCATGCGCGGCGATGCCGGAAAAACCCGCCAGGATTTCGGCGTGCTCGACGCCCGAATCGACGCGCTGGAAAACTGGCGCGAACGCTACCTCGCGCAGGAAGATCAAGTCCTCGCCAAGCTTTTTGCCAAGGTCGACGACCTCACCGCCGCGATGAGCGGGCTGCGCGCCGACCTCTCGCGCATGGGCGGCGAGCGCGACGCCGAACGGCGCCTCACCATCACCATCGTCAGCCTGCTCTCTGCTTTGTGCGGCGGACTCGCCACCAACTTCCTGCATTTTTCGGGTCACTGAGCATGGATAATTTTTCCCGCTGCATCGCTTTCACGCTGGCGCAGGAAGGCGGTTTTTCCGACAACGCCGCCGATCCCGGCAACTGGACCGGCGGCGCCGTCGGCAAAGGCGCATTGCGCGGCACGAATTTCGGCATCAGCGCCGCCGCCTACCCGGCGCTCGACATCGCCCACCTGACACAGGCCGATGCCGAGGCGATCTACCGCCGCGACTATTGGTCCGCCATCTCCGGCGACGAATTTTCACTCCCGCTCGCGCTCGTCGCCTTTGACGCCGCCGTCAACGCCGGACCCCGCCGCGCCATCTGCTGGCTGCAGCAGGCCGCCAATGTCGCCGCAGACGGCGTGTTAGGTCCGGCAACACTGGCGGCGCTCAAGGCCGGTGACGCTCAGACCCTCGCCCGCGAAGCCTTGGCGCGCAGGCTGGAATTTTCGTCGCATCTGCCGACCTGGTCGGTCTTTGGTCTTGGCTGGACGCGGCGAGTCCTCTCACTCGCGGGATTGATCGACAAGTAAAAAAGAACTCCTTTCTTCATCACTCTTTTCATTTCACCTCTACAACCAGGAGATATCAAAACATGTCGAACACCCTTAACGAAATCGAAGCCGGCGTGAACATTGCCGGCGCGGCCGGTGCCGTGCTCGGCGGCCCGATCGGCGCCGAGGTCGACGCCGCCCTCCCGGTCGCGGAATCCATCGTCAACACAGTGGTCGCGCAATCGCCGCACCAGACCGCGCTGACCGACATCGCCAACGCCGTCACCGCCGCCGCCCCCGTCATCACCTCGGCCGGCGCCGCACTCTCGCCCGCCACCGCGACGCAGGTCACCGCCGGCGTGTCCGCGCTGCAAGCCGTCATCGCCTTCCTGAAATCGGTCCTCTGA